TACTTATAGAACCGATGCTGACCAATTTCTAGCACAACGGTCATGTCGTCAGCCCAGTACGGATTAACGTACTTAGCATGATAGTGTGTCGCGCCTTGGCTGATATCTGTAACTGTGCCAGCAATAACGTGTTGAGCCAGTATCACTGACTCTAGCATTGCCTTGCCGTCTTGTGGGTTATCTGACAAGCCATCGCAATACCAACTAAACTGACAACGATTCTTAATAGGGTTAACTAAGTCCCATCCGTGGTATTTGGCTTGATGAACGACACCACATATAGTGTCTGGGTAGCGAGGGTCTGCAACACGATTCATGGTTACATAGCCTACTGCTATATTACCTGCTAAAGTTTCTCCACGAGTTTCGTGGTATAAGTTCATTGCTAAACACATTACGGCTGCACTAATCATATTAACTCCTTACTGTTATTTACTTAACTTGGGGTCAAGTATAAACACTTCTGTAATGATTGCAATACCAAAATGTAAATAAATAGGTTTATCTTAAGCTTAGCTTCTTCTTTAGTTTAAGCTTAGCTTTAAATACGCGTTTGATTCTGCGTAGGTAGGTTATGTCATGGCGTACTGTATCGTTGTTTATTTCTAAGGCTTCCACCTTACTTATACCAATACGATCTATTAGCTTATGACGGTACTCAACCACGTTGCCAGTTAAATATCTATTGCACCTATGACATTGTTTGTGACAATTGTGCTGGTGGAATGAAAGGTGCCTAGCAGCGCCCCTAGATCGATAATGACCAGCATCCCAGTAACCATTACTCCTATTGACAATAGAATCACAGCTAATACATGACTGATCTCTGTCGCGGTACCTGACGTATGCGTTAAAGGCTGTTTGAGCTTCTACACGCCATTGTGAAGCGGTTTTAAGCTCTGCCTTTAGTTTGGATACAGTTTCTTTCTTGCGCTTGTCTGAGGATACTCTAGCGCGTGTTTGACTATGATTAACTACACAGTCCATAGAACAAAAAAAGCCGAGAGGCACTTTAATGCCTGACTCAGCCAGTTGGTATTCTTTGCAATGTCTACATCGCTTCTTAGCGTTAGCCATTATCTTTCCTATAGGTTTCATATTCAGCCCATGTCTTGTCGGTAAACTCCACACCGTATTCAGAACCCTTAACGTGTAGAAATTCGATAAACTCGCTACCATTCTTCTTGCCAAACTCCTTCACGCTGGGTCTAATACAGACCATGTGATTACCACATAGGCTAGGTATCCACCGATTGCCCTTGCGTAGAGGCTCACCCATTTGGTGCTTCTCAGTGGCAAACTGCGATACTAGCAACGCTTTCCACGCGTCCACATCGTACTTATTGCCGCCAAGATCAACTTGCTTGGATATATCACCAATCATGGCGTGATAGCACTTGCCCTGCACTGCACTGGCTGACTCACGGCCTAGAGTGACAATTACAGTGCCGCCCCTTAGTCCCTTATTAGCCATTTCCCACACTTTTGTCATTTCTGTTTTTACGTTGTCCTGCGTAATTGTAAAATCAATATCAGCCATTGGACTCACCTAATGCAATAAACTCAGCCAAAGTGATCCCAAAATGGGACGCAAACCGCATTGCTAATGATATTTTCATATCTGTACTGTTACGCCACCTAATAACCTGCTGTGGATGCACTTTAAAAGCTTTTGCTAGATCACTACCCGTGACCTTAAACTTGGCCTGTGCTACTCTTAATGAGGCACCCGTATCTACTTTCATGCTTAATTCCCCTTTGTATGATATATTGACTTTAATACTCCTCGACAAACTTAGCCCACCTTAAACAAGTGGGCCTTTTTTTGCCTGCTAAAAAGGAATGTCTTCTAGGTCGTTATCACCAATGCCTGGTGATGGTGTTGGCTTAGGTACTGACTGTTGATCTTTAGCGGTAAAGCTAAACGACATAGCAGGAGCCTTTGGGTTTGCGTCTGCTTTACGTAACCAGCCAGATACCCAGTATTCAATGCCATTCACTTCTGCACTTCCCTTAAACTGTGGATGAGTCTCAGACTTACGGTCTTCGTTCTTCCAGATAGATCCACGGTTGTTGTTGTCGTAGTTGCTCATAATTACATCTCCTTAGTTAGTCGTACAAATTCTTGCTGCTTACCTGTCAACTGTCGCCAGATGACCTGCTTTTCATGTTCATCTAGCTCAGCCAAAGCCTCTACTAGCTCACTTGTTTCTCCAGAAGCATGGCTTGATACTACCAGCGCGACTACAGACTGTGCCAAAGACTTACTGACCCGCTTCCCTTGCGTCTCTGGTGGCTGAACCGATATGTCTTGAGCATCCAAATCTACCTGTGGAATACCTACAAGGCTTGTAAGTCCGTAACGCCTAGCATAAGTTATTGCTGACCCAGCTCCCTGTGGGGTCACTTTCTCCATAGGCAGTAAAAACTCGCCTTGTATCCATTGACCAGAATTGTGCATCAGCATAGTAGATACACCAACACCCTTACCACCTTCTGATGTGACGGGTAGTTGTACAAAAGATAAACCATTCTTTGCAAACGCTGGCTTAATAACTTTTATAACGCTTTCCAAGTCAGCATAGGTCGATTTAAAAAACGGGTTTTTGCTATCTTTAATAGCTCCACCCATTTCTGCCTGGGCTAAACATAAAGCTTTAGATAGCTCTTCAATTGATTCGCTTTGATTCATTATTAATACTCCTTTTACTATAAAGCCCAACCATTCTATACTTATTGCAATGCGATGTAAACATTAATGTGCAAAAAATAATACAATAAGGTATTGCAATGTTATTAAAACGGAGTATTATGAGTTATCGAATCGAAACTAATAAATGAGACTAAAATGAAGATATTTAATTTGGAAGTGCCAGAATCATCCATCCTTGAAACAAGAGATGAGTTATTTACCGAGCTAGTAGTGGATGGCAACGTATCTATTAACGATAGAAAGGTGACGGTTTATGACTTACTAGAAGATATGATGTGCGAGGACAAAGACGATGTGTTTGCTATGTTGTTAGTAGATAGCACTGAAGCAAAGGCCCACGCTAACGAATTAATATGGGCTAGGTTTTTGTCAGAGTATGACGATGAAGCAATTGAGAATCACTATATTAATGAAATGGAGAGTTACTAATGACTACTGCAAGAGCTACAACGAATGAGAATGGGTATATGTTATACGGAGGCAATGCTGTCGGAAGGACAATATCAGCAAGCCAAATGTATTCAGATAAGACAAAAAGCGAGACAGTCTGGAAGTACAAAGATAAATGTCTGTTAGACGTTCTTACATATAACGAAGACAAATCGGTATCCATAGGAGCTATGAGACTAATAAAAGATTTTGGCGCTAATAAATTAAGCACATGCTTAGTTTACACGTCAGTATCACCACGTCATGTGGCTGTACATTGCCCTGATTTGAAAAAGGTTGTAATAGTTATGCAAAAAGGTAATTACGTCGTAAGAACAGATAAGTATTTTACAGGGAGAAAAGACAAATGAGTGCTAAAGATAAGCCAGTAAGTAAAGCAATGAATAAGAACTTCTCAGACAACTTTGATCGAATATTTAATAGCCCTCCTATTGGAGAGGATACTAGACCAAAGGATCGCATTAAACGTGCATTGTCTAGTGCTTGTGTTGAGGAAACATGGGATTGCACAAAAGATAAGGATGAATCATGAGTATAGTTTTTAATCCAACCATACCTTCTCAGTTTAATATTAATAGGAAAAAAGCAAAGAAGTTCGTTGAAGGTGTAGTTGTAAGAAAGAGATTATGGACTAAGGAAGACGTTGAGCGTCTTTTGTATTTACGGGCTATGCACGTTTCTTGGAAAGAGTGTGAGGCCTTGCTTGGCAGAACTAAGGGATCTTGTGCAGTATTTCTTCACACTACGGGTTCATTGCCTGAAGTTAACGCCCTAAGAAATAAATTAATTAACAATATAATGGCGGTAGAACCTAATGAATAAAATAGAACCAACATTTAGTATAAATGAACTAGAATCTAGCTCGATTAACCCGAACCATTACAAGTCTCATCCTAGTGGTATTGAGTGCATACAAGTCACTGAGCATATGGGATTTAACTTGGGTAATGCCATTAAGTACGTTTGGAGAGCTGACCTTAAAGTTAATGATGGAGGTATTGAGGATCTAACAAAAGCCCGATGGTATCTTGAGCGAGAAATTGAAAAGCGTTTAACTAAGCTTTAACACAATGATATAATAAATGCCCGAAATAATGGGGCATTTAAAATTAACTAGGTGGCAGAGATGGATCATGAGTTCCCAATAGAAGAAATCATTGGGATAATAGCAATTATTATATGGAGCATTACTCAATGGAGTTAACTTTAAAGGAAAAGATTTTACGGCAAAAGAAGCTGGATTATGTAAATCAGGAGATTAAGAACTACGAAAGAGCGATAAAGGTAGGAAGTAACCCTATCTTCAACGATTATAACGTAAGTAAAGCTAACAAATTAAGACTTGAGCTAGAATCTATTTAGGAGTGCTCAATTGTGAGCAGTCCTCCTACTTGTTCTTGATAGCATTAGCGGCGTTAACTCCAAAGCTAGCACTGACAATTGCAGCCCATGATGTGGTGATAGGTAAAAACAATCCTGTCATCATATCGGCAGCTTGAGTGGCACCAACTATATCACCTATACCAAAAGCCACCATGAA